AAATTAACTTGTCGTGATTTAGATGTTAGATATAGTGCTGAAGCATTAAAACAAGCTCAGTCTCATTTAGAAAGTTTATTTGCTAAAGGAAAGAAAGCTGACAAACTTTTTGGATATTACAAAAGTAAATTAGGTTCTACACAAAAATCTAGTGAAAAATTAGAATCGTTTAGATTTAAAGATAGTGAATTTGAATCTATGGTTACTGAAGAAATAGTTGAAGATATAGATGATGATTTACTTTTATTTTGGGGTAAAGGGTTTGAGAGTATTGATGATTATATATTTTTAGAAATGGAGTTATCTAATTGGAAACAAACTCATAAATGTGATAATCAAGCAGAAGTAACTTTGTTAAAAGAAATATGTATAAAAATATTAAATATAAGAAATAAACGTGCTATTGGAGAAAATGTATCTCAGGATGTAAAGGAATTACAAGATTTATTTAAAACTGCTTCGGTTGATCCAGCCAAAGCTAATCAAGCAAGCGCAGGTAAATCACATGATTGTTACGGATTATGGGTTAAAGATATAGAACAATTTAGACCTGCTGAGTGGTATGAACAACAAGAAAAATATAAAGATATAGATGGTTTTATTCCATATATTAAAAATTATATTGTTAGACCCATAGAAAATTTTATAACTGGAATTAGAAATTTTCTTGTTGATGATGATATTGATGCAGATTTAGATAATGCAGATATTGGTACAATTGACGGTGATCAAGATGGGTAGTTATTCTAAGTTTCAAAATAATTTTTCTAAATATGCTGGTCATAGTAATCAATTTAAAGCACCTAAATCTATGATTAAAGAAAAAGATAGAACTGAACAATGGCAAGAAAATGTGATTGATTGGACAACTTTTTATAGAAGAAATATACATAGATTTATACAACATTATTATCAAGTTGAGCTTTATTGGTATCAGGTTTTATGGATATATTTTATGAGTATTTGTGAAACTTTTGTAACTATAGCTTCAAGAGCAGCAGCAAAATCATGGTTGATTGCTTTATTAGCATATGCCCGTGGAACCCTCTACCCGAATTCGGAAATCGTAATCGTAGCTACTACTTTAAAACAGGCGGCAATTATATTTGGTAAAATGGCAAGGTTAAAAGATGATTATCCTAATATAGCAAGAGAAGTTAGGGATTTTTCAGATGCTCAAAATAATTGTAGTTGTACCCTACATAACGGCACGACAATTAAGATTGTGGCTTGCCAGGAATCAGGGAGAGGTGAGAGATCCACTTTTACAATAGGAGAAGAATTTCGGATTATGGATAAATCGAAGTTTGATAGTATTGTAAAACCTTTTGCTTATGCTAGGCAAACTCCATACCTTAAAAATCCTAAATATTCAAATATAAAAATATTAATTGAAGAACCTCGTCAGGTACTTATATCTTCTGCATACCATAAAGGATTATGGTGGTATAAAGAAACTTTAGATACTATAAAAATGATGTTAAATGGTAAAGATGCAGGTTTTATTGCTTTTGATTATCTCATTGCTATTAAGCATAATATAAAAACAGTTAAAGCTATAGCAAGAGATAGAGCAACAATGGATGAAATAACTTTTCTTGAAGAATATGAAAATATTCCTTGGGGTGAAAATAGCAATGCTTATTTTAAATTAGATATGTTTAAGAAAAATAGAAAGTTAAAAAAGGCATTCTACCCATTTAGAAATGATAATTATGAAAAGAAAAAGAATCCAAATGAGATTAAAAAAGTAGACGGAGAAATTAGAGTTGTTTCTGTTGATATTGCAACTCGTAAGGGTAAGAAAAATGATAATACTATTATTACTTGTATAAGAGCTTTGCCAACTGCTAAAGGGTATGAAAGAGAATATGTTTATATGGAATCACATAATGGTGAGCATACTGAAAAACAAGCTTTAAGAATTAAACAAGTTTATTCTGATTTTGAAGCAGATTATATAGTATTAGATTTACAACAAGCAGGTATTACTATATTTGAAAGATTAGCAGTTGTAACAAAAGATGAAGAACGTGGTGTTGAGTATGAAGCGTTTACTGTTTATGAACATAAATCTTTATCAAAAACTTTAATAGAAGAATTAAAAGAAAAAACATTAGCTATTAATGCAAAACCAATTATATATCCTATAATGGCAGGAGCAAAAGATAATAATGATATCGCTGTTAATTTTAGGGATAAACTACAAAGAGGAATGTGCTGTTTCCTTGTTGATGAGAACGATGGTGAAGATTATTTAGGTAGAAAAAATAAAGATTTTTCTCGTAATAATGATATTAATTTAAAAGTTTGGTATTTACACCCTTTTAGGCAATTTTCAGAGATGATCAATGAAACAATTAATCTTGAATTTTCTATGGTAAGTGGGAATATAAAACTTGAAACAATTGGTACTTCCAGAAAAGATAGATATACAAGTTGTAGTTATGGTGGTTGGTTTATTTCTTTATTGGAAGTTGAATTACTTAAAGAAACTAACAAACAAGATTTTTCCCAATATCTAATTATCCCCGAAGGTTTTTCATCATATCAGGAAGATACATATAGTTTCAATTAATTATATCAAATTAATAATATAAATACAACTACATTATAAATTTAACAATAAGGAGGTGAAATTTCATTGCCAAGAAAAAAGAAAACTCCAGAAATAGACCCTACACCCTCTCCTATTCTAAATATTGAAGATATTGATATAAATAATCCTCCTTCTCCTACAACTCAAGTTGAAATAGACACTCAATATATGGATAATTTCACACAGCAATATGCAATATCTTTAAAACAAACTATTAATCAACTCAATGCTTTAAATGAAAGAGGGTTTTATAATCCCCTTCAAGGTCAGGATTATACCCAATCAGTAAATATTTCACCTCTAGTACCAACGCAAACACAATTAACTGAATGGTTGAAAAATCCATCTAGGAATCAAAAATCTTTAAGAGATGTATCACAATTTTTAGATGGTGCGATTATGCAGTATAAGAGAAGCATTAAACATTTCGCATCAATTTTAACATATAGATATGATTTAAGACCTCTTAGTCGATTACCGAAAGAAGCAGATAATAAAAAAGAATATTTAAGTTCTATGGATACTTGCAATAATTTATTAAGGAAATTAAATGTAAAATATCAAATGGAAAAGATGGTTTGGGATGTGATGCAAAGTGGTGTTGCTTATTATTATATTAAAGATACACCTAATTTCAGAACATTATATCCCTTACCAAAAGATTTTTGTTACATAACTGGCTTTTGGGATTGTGGATATACGTTTGCTTTGGATTTAACATTTTTTGATCGAGCAGTAGGATTAGGTGAAACTATACCTGAATTTTATGAAGCATATAAATTTTTTATTCAAATGAGAGAATTAGGTGTTGCAGGAGATAGATTAAAAAGATTTCAGTATTATCCTGTGCCTATTGAAAATTCATATGTATTTACATTTGATCCTTTACATGCAGATACTTCTCCCCCACTTAAAGGTGTTTTCAAGGATGCATTTGAAATTTTATCATACAAAGATTTATTAAAACAAAAAACTGTTTTGGATACAGTTACTTTATTATTTCAACAAATTCCATATGATCAAGATAGTAAAAAATTTATTATGGAATACAGTGAAGCGGCAAAAATTGTGGCAGCTACTCAGGCACTTTTACCTAAAGGGGTTAGGACATTAGCCTCCCCATTTAAAGGTGAACAATTCAATTTTAGTCAATCTCAAAGTATGAATAATATTTCCGGCCTTGGGGAGAGTTTGTATTGGCAGAGCATTGGGGTTAACGCTACTATTATGGGTGGAGAAACAAAGAATGCTTTAGTATTAAAATATTCACTTGAGAGTGATATGAGCTTTGTTGATCATCTATATCAACAAATAAGTAATTTTATAAATTGGCAATTAATGCTTGCTTCTAGGAAATATATTTGGTCTGTGAAATTTTTTGGTAGTCGTTACAGTGAAGCAGAAGAACGAAAAGAATATCAAACTGCTGTAGTATCTGCTAATATGCCAGTGACAAAATTATTGGCTTATTGGGATATAGAACCATTTGAAATTATGCCCTTATTAGATTTAGAAAATGAATTAAAAATTAAAGAAAAATTATTGCCAATTATATCTGGTTCTCAAATGAGTGGAAAAGATGATAAAAAAAATGGTGCACCAGAAAAAACAAATCTTACTGAAGGAGGAGAAAATCAAAAAGTATATGATTCAAATGCAAATACAATGAAAACATAAGGAATGATGACATGAAAATAATTAATTCACAAGATATAAACAAAGAAAATATTTTTTCATGTTTCTCCCCTCCCCTTGCTAAATTTCTAGTAGAAATAAAAGGTATCCATTTTATTGATATTCAGTTTAATGAAGTTACTCATAAAAAGTGTTGGGTATTTTGTATGAGTAATAACTTAAAAACAGCATTAGAAGAATGGAAAATAAGGGGTGAAACTGGTAATAAAATATATTGATTGAAAAACTCAATTGAGAGGTGGTGAGAATGACAATATGAGTGAG